ACACGCGTACACATTGCAGGCCATGCTCGCAGGGCCCCGTATGCCGGAGGATCCGAGCGAGGCGCTTTTTTCCGCAATGAAAGGCGCATTCCACGCGGCGGCCACCTTTCCTAGCGCATGGAGAAGAATCTACGCCGCCATCCGCGCCGAGCTGATGAAGCCCCCACCGCCCAAGATGGCGTGGCACGTCTCCAGCGGTATGGGGTGGGTGCATTTCGACACTCTCGACGCGGCAATGGCCGCTGTCCGCGCTGAAGTTTGCGACAAGAAACGAGCCGGCGCCATCGAGTGGCGAGCCGTCGAGGGTGAAATGGAGGTCCCGGCATGACCGGCCAATGTTTCACGCTAAACACGCACAGAAAAAGAGGAATTGCAGCGCAATCGCCGCGCGCGTAGTCTGGATGGCATGCCACGAACGGCCCGCTCTGTCGGCACCGAGATCCAGACCATCGCTGCCCTCAACATGATCGCAGCCCACCAAGGCCGCCCGTGCCCCACCAGGAACGACATCGCAGCATGGACCGGCGTACCCCACCGAGCAATTGGCAGGCTCCTAGCCCTCCTGCAAGCCACAGGGGTGGTTGAGATCGAGGAGCGCGGCAAATCCCCCAAGCTCCGCCGCATCCGACAAGTCGGAAAGCCATGGACAGGATGGAGCAAGAGGGATACCAGCAGAGCGACTGCGAATAGGTGGACGGCTAAAATACTGGAAAATACTCATGGGTAGGCCCAAGGGCTCACCGAATAAGGTGTCAAGAGACGTGCGCGAGGCCGCCCAGCAATACACGGCAGCCGCCCTCAAGACGTTGGCCGATATCTGCGCACGAGGGGAGAGCGAGCAGGCCCGTGTGGCGGCGGCTAATGCCCTCCTAGATCGCGGGCACGGCAAGGCAACCCAGGTGGTCGACGCGACGCTGAACCTAGTGGATAAGCTCAATGTCGATGAACAGCGCCTTTTTGCAGCAGCTCTCCGCCATCTCGCCAGTGTTGAGGGCGAAGATGCTGGCGGAACTAGACCGACGCATCACTAGGCACGATAGCCGCCTCAAGCTGGGGACCTACTACCCGGACGAAGGCCCACTCCGCCGCGAGCTTTACCCCAAGCACATGGACTTCTTTCGGGGTGGCAAGGAGCACCGCGAGCGGCTGATGATGGCGGCCAACCGCATTGGAAAGACCGAGGGCGTGGGTGGCTACGAGACGACGCTGCACCTCACGGGGGCCTATCCGCATTGGTGGGAAGGCCGGCGCTTCACTAAGCCAGTGCGGGCATGGGCGGCCGGGAAGACCAACACAACGACGCGCGACATCATCCAGGCCAAGCTATGCGGCCCTGTCACGTTCGATGGCGGCAAGAAGACGGTGGACGGGACGGGCCTCATTCCGGGCGATTCGATCCTTGATCTATCGTGGAAGGCCGGCATTCCCGATCTCGCGGACAACATCAAGATCAAGCACACCTCGGGTGGCGTCTCGACGCTGGGCCTCAAGTCCTATGAGCAGGGGCGCGGCGCTTTCGAGGGCACCGAGCAGGACGTGATATGGCTCGATGAGGAACCGAGCCTAGCCGTTTACGTCGAATGCCTCGTGCGCACGATGACCACCGATGGCATGGTGCTGCTCACCTTCACTCCACTGGAGGGCATGAGCGAGGTGGTGATGAGCTTCCTTGAGGCAGGGAGGGCGACATCTCAAAGTTAGTGGTTTCTGCGACATGGGATGACGTGCCCCACCTGTCGAGCGAGCAAAAAGAAGCGCTGTGGTCCAGCATCCCGCCCTACCAGCGCGACGCGCGGTCCAAGGGTATTCCCCAGCTCGGCAGCGGCGCCATCTTCCCGGTGCCCGAGAGCGACATCGTGGTCGAGCCCTTTGAAATCCCGCGGTACTGGCCGCGAGCCTACGGCCTGGACGTGGGTTGGAACCGCACCGCCGCAGTTTGGGGTGCGCACGACCGCGAGGTGGACTGCCTCTATCTGTTCTCGGAGCACTACCGGGGGCAGGCGGAGCCATCGATGCATGCGGCTGCCATCCATTCCCGAGGCAAGTGGATGCGAGGGGTGATCGACCCGGCATCCCGAGGGCGCGGACAACGCGACGGTGAGCAGCTCTTGCAGAACTACGTCGACCTTGGCCTCAACCTCTCGATGGCTGAGAACGGCGTTGAGGCTGGCCTGTTCGATGTGTGGGAGCGCCTGTCGACCGGCCGGCTCAAGGTGTTCAAGACCCTCCAAAACTGGCTGTCCGAGTACCGCCTGTATCGCCGGGACGAGAAGGGCGCTGTCGTCAAGAAGGACGACCATTTGATGGACGCGACGCGCTACTTCGTGGTGTCCGGCATCCACCATCTGGCGTGCGCGCCAGACGCCGCAGACCGCACCATGGCTGCAATCAAGGGCGCTAACCGTGGCAAGTCGACGGTGCACGAGTACGACCCCATGGAGGACGCATGAAGCGCATCGCCATCATTCTGCTGCTCACCGGCTGTGCCACAGAGCAGGGCGGCCTATGGGAGCGCGCCGGCAGCACCAGGGCTGACTTCGACCGCGAGCACTACGCCTGCACCCGCGACACGCTGGCGATCGGCGCAGCGGCTCACCTCAACCTCCCCTCTCATATCGCCACCTACAAGCTCTGCATGAAGGCGGCTGGCTGGACATTTCGCGAGGCTTGATCCGATAGGAGACGGAATAGGCGTTTCAGCGCGGCCGGCATTATGGTCCGCGCATGGGACTATTTGGCGGCACACCGACACCCTACGTTCCCCCGATGCCAACGGCACCGCCGCCGCCTCCGACGATGGCTGACCCCATGGTCAAGCAGGCTGCGCGCAATGTGCAGCAGAACGCGGCAGCGGCCAGCGGCTACGGCAGCACCATTGCCACGGGCGGGCAGGGCGTGACCACGTACGCGCCGACCGAAAAGAAAGAGCTGCTAGGCCAGTGATGGGCATCGGGACTCAGCGTCAATCAACCTACGTTCCGACCGTGGCGCCCCCCGTTCCGACAATCGCGGGTGGTCTAACTCCGGTGAAACTGGGCGACACTCGCATGTTCGACGGCGAGGAATACGAAAGCGATGGCGTGTTCGAAACCTTGGGGATCAACGATCCGAGAACCATGACGACCAAGCCCATCGACATACCGGAAAAGGACTTCAAGACGCCGTATATCTACAACGACTTCAAACACACCGAGACACCCGTACCGGGCGGCTATCGGACAGAACGGTGGCGTAAAAAGACAAGGCCGATGAGCTGACCATGCCGGACGGCGCAGTCTCCCTCCAGGACGCCAAAGACCCGTGGCTCCGAAATTACTTCATCAATCGCCTCGGAGCGATGGATAACGACCGCACGAGCTACTGGCTGACATGGAAAGACCTGGCGCAGAACTTCGCGCCCCGTCGCGGCAAGTTCCTGATTTCGAACAACGATTACACACGCGGTCGCCGGAAAGATCAGCGCATCATCGACAACACTCCAGCCATTGCCGGTCGCGTCATGGCCTCGGGCATGATGGCTGGCATCAGCTCGCCGGCCCGCCCGTGGTTTCGCCTCAAGATGGCCGACGACGCGGCGAATGAGGAGAACGGCGCGCGGGCGTGGCTCGATGAGGTGCAGAAGCGCATCCTGCACATCTTCGCCAAGTCCAACCTCTACAACTGCCTGCACACGCTCTATGCCGAGCTGGGCACATTCGGCACGGCTGTCCTGTGGGTGGATGAGGACGACGAAGACATCATCCGGGGCTACACGCTCACGGTCGGCGAATACTGGCTTGCCAGCTCCAGGCGCTTGGCCGTCGATACCGTCTATCGCACCATGTGGTGGACCGTTCGCCAGATTGTGGACGAGTTCGGCCGCGACAAGGTGAGCGAGGGCATCCGCTCGCTCTACGACAACGGCTTGATGGACCTCGAATATGAGATCGTGCACGCCGTCGAGCCCAACCCGAACGCCGCTGCGAAGGGCCGGAAGTCGCCCGGCGCGTTCTGGAATGGCCACCTCTCCGACCGGATGCCCTATCGATCGGTGTGGTTCGAGCGCGGGCAGCAGGGCGAGCGGGCACTGCTCAAGGTGTCGGGCTATGACGAGTTCCCCTGCATGGCTCCCCGGTGGGAGGTGGCGGGCAGCGAGACCTATGGCTCGGGCAATACGCCGGGATGGCTGGCCTTGGGCGATTCGCAGTCCCTACAAATCCAACAGCGCCGCAAGATGGAGTTCATCGACAAGCTCGTGAAGCCGCCCATGACGGGTCCGCCGAGCCTGGACAACAAGCCGTCCAGCCTCCTCCCTGGTGGAATGACCATCGTGAGCGAGCAGGGGCCGCACGCTGCCTTCCGGCCGGCATTCGAGGTCAATCCTGCGGGTATGCAACCGCTCATCGCCGATATCATGGAGACGCAGAACCGCATCAAGCAGGCGTTCTATGCCGACCTGTTCCTGATGATGGCGGAGAGCGACCGCCGCGAGATCACGGCGCGCGAGATCGACGAGCGCCACGAGGAGAAGATGCTGATGCTGGGGCCGGTGCTTGAGCGACTCCATGATGAGCTGCTCGACCCGCTGGTTACGCGCGTCTTCAACATCTTGGGACGGAAGGGCGGCATCCCGCCGATGCCCGAAGGCATGCAGGCGTCGCATGTCCAGATCGAGTTCATCTCCATGCTGGCCTCGGCGCAGAAGGCGGCGGCGACGGGCTCCATCGAGCGGTATGTGCAGTTCGGCGCCCAGCTCGCCCAAGTCGGCCTGCCCGGCGCCCTCGACCGCATCGACGTGGACGGCACGATGGACGAATACGGCGAAATGACCGGCGTGCCGGGCAAGGTGATCGTCGACCTCAAGAAGGCCATGGCCGTGCGCGATGCGCGGGCCAAGCAGCAGCAGGGGCAAGAGACGCTCAACAACCTCCAGGCATTGGCGACGACGGCCAAGACGGCGGGAGAGATCGACGTGGGCGGAGGGCAGAATGCGGTGTCGGCCGCAATCCAGGGAGCAACGGCATGACGCAGCGTGAGGAGGCCATCGTGTTGGCTCGGCAGATTGCGGACAATCGCTCCGATCTTGGCTGGCTGGCACCGCTGGCCAACGAGTTCCTGGCCATGGTCGAGCGTGAGGCGGCGCGAATGAAGCCGGACATGCGCGAGTATTTCAAGGTTCTGCCCGGCGGGATCACCTACGCGCGCGACAAGTGACGGACCTCGGAAACCGCCGCGAAGTCGAGAGGCGCAACAAGGCGTTGAAGGTCGCCGGCCTTGAGGACGATGCCGCGCTTCGCTGGCTGATGGGTGATTCGCGAGGCCGCCGGCATGTGTGGGGCATCCTGAGCGCTGCCGGCGTCTACCGGATAAGCATGGGCGCATCGCCCGAGTGGACGGCCTTCAATGAGGGCAAGCGCCAGATTGGCTTGACCTTGTTGGGTGACATCATGCGCGTGACGCCGGGCCTGTACCAGACGATGCAGACCGAGAACACACCACAGACGAAGACGGAGACCGACGATGGCTGACGAACCGATTGCAACCCCGACTGCGGCGCCTGTGGTGCCAGCGGCTCCGGCAGCGCCCGTTGTGGCTTCGTCTCCCGCGCCGGGCGCTGCCGTTGAGCCCGTTGCAGCCAATCCAGCACCATCGCTGGTCACGTCGGCCCCTGCTGAGCCTGCTGCCCAGACGCCGGAACAGCTCGCGGCAGCCGAGACGGCCAAGGCCGAATCGAAGGCGCGCACCGATGCTTTCACTGCGGCTGCCGATCCTGCCGGCAAGAAGGCTGCATACGCGGCGCTGAATGCCGATGAGAAGAAAGCGACGTTCGACGCGCTGAGCGAGGACGACCGCAAGGCGCTGGAGATCAAAGACCCAACCATCCCGGTCTATGACTTCAAGCTGCCCGAGGGCATGACAGTGGCCAAGGAGCAGATGGACGCCTTGACCACGCTCGCGACGGAGACCAAGACGCCGCCCGAGGTGGCGCAGAAATTCCTCGATATGCACGTGTCCCTCGTTCAAGCGCAGGCTAACGCCAGCGTCCAGAACTACGTCGACACGCAAAACAAATGGGTCACGGAAGTGAAGGCTGATCCCGAGATCGGCGGGCCGCATTTGGAGGCAACAATCGCCTCCTGTGCCCGCGCGATAGATCGCCTGAATGTTCCGGGATTCCGCGAGGCACTGGACTTGACGGGGGCCGGCAATCACCCGGCCGTCGTCAAGGCCATGAATCGCATCGGGCAGCTCATGAGTGAGGACAGGTTCAAGCCGGGCGGAGCACCGCCGGCCGCTGGGCCGAAGTCGCCTGCCTCAGTCCTCTATGGCGATGGTCCGATCACCACGACATAGCCCTTCAATTCGGAGTAACCAATGGCTCTCATCAACTCCTCTACGGCCCTGACCCTCGCGGAATGGGCCACGCGACTCGACCCCGGCGGGAAGCCGGCGGCGATCATCGAACTGCTCGGCCAGACCAACGAGATGCTGACCGACATGCTGTGGATGCAGTGCAACGACGGCGCGGGTCACAAAACCACCGTTCGCACCGGCCTGCCTGCCGCCACGTGGCGCCTGCTCAACTACGGCGTCCAGCGCACCAAGAGCACCACGGCCCAGGTCCGTGACGCCACGGGCATGCTGGAAGCCTACAGCGACATCGACAAGGCGCTGGCCGACCTCAACGGCAACACCGGCGAGTTCCGCATGGGCGAGGACATGGCCTTCTTGCAGTCCATGAACCAGTCGATGCAGGGCACCATCATCTATGGCAGCCAAGCAGCGACGCCTGAGCGCTTCACCGGCCTGGCGCCGCGCTTCTCCTCGTTGTCGGCATCGAACGGCCAGAACATCGTCGATGCTGGTGGCTCTGGCTCGACCAATACGAGCATGTGGCTCGTGGGTTGGGGGCAGAACACCTGCCACGGCCTGTTCCCGAACGGATCGAAGGCCGGCTTGCAGCAGCGTGACCTCGGCGAGGTGCCGCTGTACGACCAGAACGGCAACGTCTACCAGGGCTATCGCACCCATTTCAAATGGGACTGCGGCCTGACCGTCCGTGACTGGCGCTTCGTCGTGCGCATCGCCAACGTGAACGTCACGTCGGGCGCCGTCACCACGTCCAACCTGCTCAACTACATGATCGCGGCTGTGAACAAGCTGCCGTTCGTGTCGGCCGCTGGCAACAGCCCGCCTCCCGAGGGCACCAAGCCCGGCGCCGTCAACACGGCCTTCTACTGCAACCGCTATCTCCGCACCGCCCTGGACATCCAAGCGCTGGCGAAGACCAACAACTTCCTCACGATCGAGACGCGGGATTCGAAGCCCTACACCTCGTTCCGTGGCATCCCCATCCGCATTTGCGACCAGCTTCTCAACACCGAAGCCCGCGTCGTCTAAGGAGAACACCCATGTTGATCGACTTCCTCAATCAGTTCTCGGCGGCCTATTCGCCGACCGCAGTGGGCACGACCTACTCCGATGTCCTCGACCTCGGCGTGGACCGCGACGTTGGTGGTGCCGTCACCGAAAATCTCATGATGCTGATCCAGGTGACGACGGCCTTCACCTCTGCTGGCTCCGCCACCATGCGGGTGCAGTACCAGACATCTTCGGACAACGTCACCTACTCGACGCTGGTGCAGTCCGACGATGTTCCCGTGGCCTCGATGATCGCCGGCTATCGGTTCCTGGAGAACTCGGCGCCGGACATCACCAAGCGCTACAACCGCATCGCCTACATCATCGGCACCGCCGCGATGACGGCGGGTGTCATCAAGTCGGCGTTCACGCCGGACCTCCAGCGCGCCCCGTCCTACGCGGCCGGCTACACGGCATAGGTGATCCATGGCTAAGGAAAAGGTTCTCTACAAGGTCTTGGATACCTCCTACATCGGCATGCGGACATACGAGCCCGGCGAGTACGTCGCGCTCGATGCCGACACCGAGACGGGGGCCAATCTCAAGAAAGCCACGGCAGCGGAGATCGCGAAGCATCAGGCAGCGATCGAGGAAGCCAAGGGCGATCCCGACCTTGTAACGGCCTGATCCAAGCCGTTCCTCAATCTTCGGAGTAACTTCAATGGTTGCAGTCTCTACTCTTGTATCCGACCCCAGCACCACGGCAGGCTGGCGGGCGGAAGGTAACGACTTCGCGGCACGTCAGGGTGACGGCGCGGACTATGCGGACCTGATCGCCAAGTCGATCACCCTCACGGGGCCTCCGGCTGGCACGGGCGTCAATGCCCAGTCCGCTATCCCGCGAGGTGGGGCCGGTGGCTTCGTGGCGACCTTCGCCTCGAACCAGTCTCCCGCCTCTGTCGCCACGCTCACGACCGTCAATCGAGGGATGACGCTCATCAACGGCACGGGCGCCGCAGTCACCATCGCGAGCACCGATCTCGTGATCGTGAACAAGCCCACGGCCCAGGCCGGGCTCGGCGTCGGCAACGAGTATGTGTCGTCTGCCGGCGTGTTGGCGGTCTCCTTCGCCAACCTGTCGGCCGGCTTCCTCACTCCCACGTCGGCGGAGAAGTACGGCGTCATCGCCCTTCGTGGTCTCAACTCCGTCACGACCGTGCTCACGCCGGCCGCCGTGACCCTGAGCACCACGGCAGAGCAGCAGTTCTCCGTCACGGGCCTCCGTGCTGGCGAGCTGGTGAAGGTCAACAAGCCCACGATCCAGCCGGGCCTGGAGATCGTCGGCGCGCGAGTGGTGTCGAACAACCTTCTCGGCATCACCTTCGGCAACCTCACGGCTGCCACGCTCACCCCGACCGCTGGCGAAACCTACACTGTGATCTCGTTGGGCGGCCTCGACGCCATCAACAACGATATCCAGTTCCAGGTATCGGCGGCGCCCGTAGCGGTGCCCACCCTGTCCTCGCTGGCGGGGACGCTGACCATCAGCAACCTCGCTGTCACCGACACGGTGAAGGGCGTCCAGAAGCCCACGAACCAGCTCGGTCTCATTGCCGGTGGCGGCTTCGTCTCCGCTGCCGGTGTGGGTGCCGTCGTGTTCGGCAACTTCACCACCGCGTCGATCACGCCGACCGCCAACGAGATTTATGGCGTGTCGGTCTTCCGGCCCAACCCGGCTGCCCCGCTTGTGGTGCAGGCGGTGACGCTCACCCCGGCATCTGTGGCTGCCAACACCACGGCAGAGCAGACTTTCGCTGTAACGAACGTCGTGGCTTCGTCCATGGTGTGGGTCAACAAGCCCACGGCACAGGCGGGCCTCGGCATCCTCGGTGTCCGCGTCTCGTCCGCTGGCAACATCGCGATCACCTTCGCCAACTTCACGTCGGCGACGCTGACCCCGACTGCCGGTGAAAGCTATCTGGTGGGCAACTTCCAGATGCCGCTCGATACTGCGGGTGGTGCTGTGATCCAGTCCGCCAGCATCGTCGAGACCACGACATCGACGCTGGCGAACGCCATGCGTGCGGCGCTCGTGTCGGCCGGTTTCATCCCCGGCGCATGATCTCCATCATCCTTCCAAGCAGGGGGCGGCCCGCCAGTCTGGCGCGGGCCGTCGCTTCGCTTGTGCGATGCGAGTGTGAGATCGTGGTTGGCCTCGATGAGGACGACCCCACGGCCGACGATGCCATGGAGATGCTGGACTATCCGCAAGTCAGGATCGTCCGCAGTTTCCGCAAGACCACGACGGCGCAGCTTTTCAACGTGCTGTCCGAACATGCCACGGGAAGTCACGTCATCGCCTTCCCGGACGACTACACCATGGACCAGCCGAACTGGTCGGAACTGGTTGAGGAGACCGTCGCGCGCCTTCCTGGAGGTTATGGGGTGGCGTACCTGCAAGACCCGATGTATCCGTACTTCGCCACCTTCCCCATTCTCTCGCGCGCCACCATAGCGCTCAACGGTGGGGCATTCTTCCCTCCGTACTTCCCGTTCCTGTTCGGTGACACCTACTGGAATGAAGTCGGCGTGATGAGTGGTCTGATCGTACGATCGGAGGCGTCGGTGACGATCCGCGCCGACACGGGCCATATCCATACCTACCGGGACCTGAAGTTCTGGTCGGAGATGTACGACAAGACGCGCCCCCTTCGGGAGGATATCGCCATCAAGATCATCCGTGCCGCCTTTGGCGATGGGCAGCAGGCCGAGACGCTCATCACCACCCTGGCCGAACGGAAGGCCGCGCTGATCCGTCTTCATGCACCCAACATGACGCAGGAATTTTACGACAAATGGGAGAACAAGCACGGTGGATTCCACCATCCCGCCTATGCTGCCCTGAAGGCCAAGGCCGACAAATTCATGGAGATCGCATGACGTTCGTGGTTTTCGCTACCCCGGCTTTCGACGGCACCGTGACGCTGGGCTACCTGACTTCGATGATGCGGACCACCCGCGTGCTTGACGAACGCGGGATCAAGTGGGAGCACGCGACCATCGGCGGCGACCCCTATCTCGCCAAGGTCCGCAACGCGCTGGTATCCGCTGCATTGCAGCAGTTCCCGGACATGACGGACCTGTTCTTTCTCGACGCCGACCTCGATTGGGACCCGCAAGCGGTCCTGAAGCTGCTCGACCATCCTTCGGAAGTGGCGGCGGCGATCTACCCCAAGAAGATGGACGCGCCGGACTTCCCCTGCGAGCTGGTCTACGAGGGTGCAGAGATCGTGGACGGCAAGCCGGTCGGCGGTTCGATGGTCGAAAAAGACGGCTGGTACAAGGCCCGCAAGGTCCCGACCGGCTTTCTGCGCATCAAGCGGCAGGTTCTCGAAGCCATGGCATCCGTAAGCGGACGCTACAAGGACGGGACCAACGGCGGTGCGCTGTGCTGGAACATCTTCGAGATGGGCTACTCTCCCGACAAGGAAGCGGTCGACGGCCTCGGCGAGTGGTGGGGCGAGGACTACGCCTGGTGCGAAAAGTACGTTCGTGGCGGAGGTGAGATATGGGTCTGGCCCGATGCCGAGTTCGGGCACCGCGGCCCGAAGACCTGGCGCAACAACCTGCTGCCCTTCGTCCAGAACGCCGCCGCCGGCCGGAACCTCAAGCTTGTGAAGTACGGCGGGCACGGCGAGGCGGATCAATCTTTCCCTGTCGCGGCGGAATAAATGCCCAGCATCACCGACATTTGCAACGCGGCGATCTCTCACTGTGGCACGCGGTCGAAGATCAGTTCTATCAACGAAGGCAGCCCCGAGGCGAATAGCTGCGCCACGCACTTGCCCTTCGTTCGAGACTCGACGCTGCGGGCTGGTGATTGGAATTTCGCTCGCCGGACGATGGAGCTGGCCACGCTGCTCAACCCGCCCGCGCGGTGGAGCTACAAGTACGGCGTGCCGACCGACTGCATCCGCGTGCGTCGATTGAACGATGTCCCGATGCTGATCCTGCCGGAGACGTTCTTCGAGATGGCGGCCGATGTCGATCAGACCGGGGCCATTATCAGCGTGATCCTGACGAACGCCACGCCCCTTGCCGCGATCTACACGGCACAGGTGACGGACCCCTTGCGGTGGGATGCAGGCTTCACCGACGCCATCATTTACGGCTTGGCCGCTCGCGTCTGCTACGAGCTGACGGGCAAGGAGGACCGGACCAAGACCCTCACGCAAATGTGGGCTGCCGCGCTCGATACCGCCAAGGTCGAGATGGCGAACGAGCAGAGCCAGCCGAACCGCACCTACGTGCCGGAGAACCTTGCTGTGAGGGGATACAACGACGGACTGGCTGAGTACGGACAGGTCTGGCCGGGCAACGGCTGGCCGTGGCCACAGGGAATTCCGTGACATGCCGGCAATCCCCACGATCCAGCCATCATTCGCCGCTGGTGAGCTAGGGCCATTCCTCTATGGGCGAGTGGACCTCGCCAAGTTCCATGTTGGCGCGCGGAAGATGCTCAATTTCTTCGTGCATGCGCAAGGTGGAGCGTCGAACCGGGCTGGGACCTCATATGTGGGTGAGGTGGACAGCAGCACCTACCGCCATCGATTGATCCCATTCCAGTTCCGCTCTCTACCGGGTGGGCAGACCTATGCGCTGGTGTTCGGCAATCTCACCATGCAGGTTGTGAAGAACGGTGCATTCGTCGAGTCGAGCCCCGGCACGCGCTATACCTTGGCTACGCCCTACCTTGCCGCCGATCTCCCACTGCTGAAGTTCGTGCAAAGCGCCGATGTCATGACGCTCACGCACAGCCTGTACCGTCAGCAGAAGCTCACCCGCACAGGTGACGCTGCATGGACGATCACACCCATCACCTTTGCCCCCACTCAGGCGGCCCCCACAGCCTTCTCCAGCACCGGCGTGGGCACCACCTACCTCTATGGCATCACGGCTATCAGCGGATCGAACGGCGAGGAGAGCCTGCCGCTCTACGGAACGTCTCTTTCCCAAACCTCAAAGCTCACCTGGACGAATGCGCTCAACGGGATTTCCTACAACATCTACAAATCCTTGAACGGCATCTATGGCTTCATCGGCTATTCTAGCGATGGGACGGTGGGCTTCACCGATACCACGATTGTGCCCGATGTCGGCGACACACCTCCTCAACAGCGCAACCCGTTCGGCTCGAATATCTCTGCGATCACCAAGGCCAATCCCGGCGCCGTGACGACCATCGGCGCGCACGGCTATACGACCGGAGACACTGGGTATTTCGATAGCGTCGGAGGCATGGTCGAGTTGAACGGCAACAGCTACACGCTGACCGTGACCGGAACGACCACCTTCACCATCGGTGTCAATACGTCGGGATACACCACCTACACCTCTGGCGGCACGGTGCAGGGGCCGGGAGATTTCCCAATCTGCTCGACTTACTACCTGCAACGACAGGTCTTTGCCGGCACGCTCAAGAAGCCAGACACACTCTGGTTCTCCAATGTTGGAGCCTTCAACAACATGAGCGTTGCGGTTCCCACAAAGGACAGCGACGCCATCACCCGGACGCTGGTGAGCCGAGAAGTGAACGCCATCCGGCACTTGGTTCCGATGACCTCCATGCTCGCCATGACTTCCGGTTCGGAATGGCGTGTGTATCCAGGCGGAACGGCTTCAGCTCTCACGCCCGCCCAATGCACGACGCTGCCGCAAACCTACCTCGGCTGCTCCGATAACTGCCCGCCGATCATCGCCGACAATTCGGTCCTGTTCGTGCAGGGTAAGGGAAGCCGCGTCATCGCGCTGAAGTACGACGCCATCCAGGACCTATACGACTCCAAGGATATGTCCGTGCTTTCGCAACAAGTCCTGTGGGACACGCTGGCACAGTACACGCTGGACGAATGGGCATGGGCACAGGAGCCGTTTCGCATCGTCTGGGGCGTGCGCAGCGACGGCTATGCGTTGGGCTTCACCTACATGCGCGAGCATGACGTTTACGCATGGCATCGCCACAATACTCAAGGCACCTTCGAAAGCGTCTGCGCTATCACGGAAGGCGATGAGGCCACAGCCGAGGCGGAGGATACGGTCTATTGGATCGTCAACCGGACCATCAACGGTGCGACGAAGCGCTATGTCGAGAGGATGGTGAGCCGGACTTTCGAGGACGTGACCGAGGAATGGTTCGTCGATTGCGGATTGCAGTACGACGGATGGAACACCGACGCGACCAAGACGCTCAAGGTATCTGGCGCGAGTTATGCGGCGGGTGCCACGGTGACGATGACGGCAGCAGGCTTCACGCCCTTCACAAATCCGGCGAGCATCGATCGATACTACAAGTTGCGCTCTGATGACGATGAGATCGTTGTGCAGGTATCGGCCTATACCAGCACCAGCGTTGTATCTGCCACGCTGCTCAATCCTGTTCCGGCAAGCCTGCAAAACGTGGTGACGGACGATTGGGCGTTGATGGCCACGAGCGTCTCCGGTCTTTCGCATCTTGAGGGTGAGACCGTCTCCATTTTGGGTGATGGCTCGGTCGTTCCCGAGGCCGTCGTGACTTCTGGCGCCGTGACGCTCGACGCCTACTATGCCCGTGTTACCGTTGGGCTTGGCTATACAGCCGACCTCGAAACGCTCAACCTCGAATTGGCCGCCGCTGGCGGGACGATCCAGGGCGAGATGAAGAAAATAGCCCAGATCACCACGCGCGTGAAGGATACCCGAGGGATCGAGGTTGGTATCGGACAGTTCAATCGGAGGACGGGACAGGATGCGGAACCGGCCTTGGTCGAGATCAAGCAGCGCGGCATGGAGAACCTTGGCGACCCGATGTCGTTTTTCAGCGGAGACTTCGCAACCGTGATCCCGACCGAGTGGAACCGCGAAGGCTGGATGTACATTCGGCAGCGGTATCCGCTGGGCTGCACGATCCTCGACCTTGTGCCCGAGGTGAACGTCGGCTCATGATCGAGATTGTTCCCGCCTCCATGGATCATGTCCACGCCATCGATCTCAGGGCCGCCGATGCCGCCGAGATCGCGGCGCATGGCGTCTCGAAAGAGAAGGGCTTGCGGGTGAGCCTTGAGCGCGCGATATGGGCCGACGCCTATCTGGTCGACGGAGAGGTGGCGGCCATTCTTGGGTGCGGCATGTCGAGCTTGGTTGGCGGCCACGTCACGCCATGGCTCATCACGGGGACGCCGGTCGAGCGCGTGCGAAAGTCGTTCGCCAAGCTGGCGCGGGCACGCATCGCGGAGATGAGGAAGCAGCACCCGGTGATGGTGAACTACGTTCATGCAGAGTATGAAGACTCGTTGAAGTTCATGGCGTGGCTGGGCTTCGATATCGAGGACCCTATGCCGATAGGCCCGCTTGGCGCGCCGTTCTGTCGTATCTCAATGGGTGAAGTCCATGGGCGTTGAAACCATCGCCATCGCCTCCCTCGCCATGGCCACCATCGGCACGGGCATGGCTGTCGTCGGCCAGGTGAAGCAGTCCGAGGCTGCATCCGCGAACGCCAACTATCAGTCGCAGGTTGCTCGCAACGCCGAACAGGTCGCGAATCAAAACGCCACCTTCGCCCGACAGAAGGGGGAAATCGCCGCCCAGAACCAACAGCGCCAGACCGCGCTTCTCTTGGGCAAGCAGCGGGCCGCGCTCGCGTCGCAGGGCAGCGACATCAACAGCGGATCGGCGACGGACATCTACGGCGACACGGCCCGGACTGGCGCGCTCGATACGCTCACGATCCGCAACAACGCCGCGCGCGAGGAGTTCAATTTCAAGGCGCAGGCGGCTGGTGCGGGCGGGATGGCGGGAATGGCCGATGCCACCGGGGCGAACGCACGCGGCGGCCTGCCGTTCGGCGTCGGCGCTACCCTCCTCGGCGGAGCCTCCAGCATCGGCGAAAAGTTCGCGAACTACTCCAATAAATTCGGCTGGCTACAGGGTGGTGGTGGATCGTTCCCCATCGGTGGGGGGCATGAAATCTAATGGCCGGCGGTCTTTCCATCCCCGAATACCAGACGCCACAGGTTGCGCCGACAACGCCGCTTCAAGCGCCGAATATCAGCTCGACCCCGGACGCATTCGGGGGGCAGGCGGGTGCGCAGCTTGAGCGTGGGGGTGCCCGTCTCGACCAGGGGGCCGATGCCCTTGCGCGCTGGGCGCTTCGCGAACAGGGCCTACACAACGAGGCCCAGGCCAAGGACGCCGACACCGCTCTATCGAACGAGATGCGGACCATCCTGTTTGATCCCACGAAGGGCTACTTCGCCCAGCGTGGGCGGGGGGCAATCGACGGCGCCAAGCCGGTGCTGGAGGCTATCGACCAGCTCCAGCAGAAATACAGGTCCTCGCTCGGCAATTCCGATGCGCAGCGTATGTTCCGCGATGTGGCGGAGCAGCGGGTGCGCGCGGTCAACGATCAGGTCGCGAGGCATGTGACGGCGGAGACGCGGACGTGGCTGGACCAGGCCAGCGTGGCGCGGCGGCAGTCCCTCATCAACGACATCCCGACCGCGATTTACGATCCCGTCCAGCGAGACAAGCTTATTGGGGCTGCTGCAAACGAAGCGATCCAGCACGCCATCGACCAGGGGCTTTCGCCCGAGGCAACCCTGCTTGCTGGCCAAAAGGCCCGCTCGGATGGCATCAAGATTGCCGTGCTTGCGATGTCCGACAGGGACCCTCTGGCCGCAAAGCAGTTCCTCGACGCGAACAAATTGAAGATGGACGCCAACGATGTGGTCATGCTGGACCGCACGTTGAAGGAACAGGCGACGCACCGGGCGGCGCAGAACATCGTGCAGGGTGTGGTGTCGACTGGTGGAAATCCGGGCGGCGCGTCGATCTCCGGCGTTCATGCCGACGCCAAGAGCGCGCTCGCGGCCAAGGGCATTACGGTAGGTGTCTCGTCCGAGACGCGCACGCCCGCGCAGAACGATGCCGTTGGGGGAGCCAAGGATAGCCAGCATCTTCACGGCAACGCAATCGATGTGCCGCTCGCTGGCATGACCGAGGCGCAGCAGCAGGAAGTTCTCAAACAATACACCAGCGATCCGCGCGTCAAGGGCGTGGGCTTCTATCCAGGCTCGCATATCCACATCGACACGCGCGCGGGCGAGAAGGTGTCGTTCGGATCGAAGGCCGACCCCACGGGCCAGAATTGGCCGCAGTGGGCCAAAGATGTGGTGGGGGCGTGGAAGGGCGCGGCGCCTGATAACGTGTCGTCCGGCGTCATCAGCATGCTCGGCAGCGGACCGGCGAAGGCCATCCTGAAACTGCCGGATAATACACCGCTGCGATCCGGCATGGTGCTGGCGCACGCCGGCATTCCCGATGCAGAGGGCGCCACGACGCGCATCTACGAGGCCAACCCGTTCCTGGCACAAGTCCAGACCGTGGGGGACCTCAAGGCGCTGGCCGGGCAAAACCCGGCCACTGTGCTTGCCAGCTCTCCGTCGCGTCCGAACCTAGATTTGATGATGCAAGAGGGGCTTCGTCGCGCGGGCTCCGATCCAGACTTGCGCGAGAAGACCGCTGCGATGATAAAAACGGAGTACGCCACGAAGCTCGCGATATGGACCCGCGACAAGGACGATGCAGAAAAACGGGCCATCGACCACATCAACGGCGGCGGAACGATCGACAACATCCCAGCTCCTATCCGGGGGCGCCTTGATGCCGACTCCATGATTAAGGTCCAGGCATACGAAGAAAAGGCCATCGAAAAGAAGCGCACGCGCATCTCCATGGAGACCGAGAAGTCGCTAACCGATTTGCTGTTCCTTGGCCAACTTACTGATGAAGAAGTCGTCAAGAGCCGCGACCAGTTTAAGACGGCCAAGGAATATCAATCGTGGAGAGAGGCGGCGAGCGGTAAAGGTCGGGTCGATGACCCGAACACTTATGAGATAATCCAGCGAGGGCTCGGCACTCGCGACATGCGAGATGATATCTTCTCTGCGCACGCGAACCGTAAGATCAGTACCGAGACGCGGACAGCGTTCCTAGAGAAGAACGCCACCCTCATGAAGGAAGGCGCGCCGGCCACGCCCTACAAACTGGGACATGATTATGTCACGCGCGCTCTCGATCCCGGCTTGATGGGGGCTGGAATCAGCCGGCAGACGGCGGCGGCGGGCATCAAGGAATACGACCAATACGTGGCGGCCAACCCCCAGCGGGAGAGCGAGACACCGAAGAACTACGCCAAGCGGCTCAATACCTTTGCTGAGGATACCGTCAAGCGGTGGTCCCTCATCAACACGCAGGAGATGGCCGTCTCTCTGCCGCTGCCCGCGCATGCTCCGTTCAATCGTTCGGAAATGTCGAGCCTGCCCAAGCCCGAGGCGACCAAGAAAATCATCGCCACCAACAAGGAACTGGAGAAGCGCTTTACCGAGGGACGGATCACTGAAGACCAGTACAATGCCGACTCGATTGCGTTGCTGCGCTGGCATGAGTTCGTCCAGAAGCGCCCCGACACTCCGGCGAAAAAGTAGACCATGGCCGATCCCGATCTCATCGCCCAAGCGCCACCGCTTGAAATCACGGTATCGCCGACCGCGAGGCCGCCGACCTTCACGCCGGAAGGGCGCACGGGTGGCGGCGCCGGTGCCGGGGGGCAGGCAGCCCCGACGATTGGTGACGACTACTTGCGGCAAACGCAGGCGGAGCAGGCGCGACATGCTCGCGAGATACTGGGCGGTCTGGCTGAGGGCGACAAGCCAGCAGGCGGCGCAAAAGCTCCAGCGCAACCGACCGAGGCAGCCCCACAGACGTGGCAGGAAAAGGCCATAGCGGCGCGGAATGCGCTCGTGATGGCTCCCGTGACCGTTGGGAAGGCATACGTCGCCGCCAGCAAGGACGTGGCGCGCAGCCTGCCGCAGGCGCCGGCCGCCATCGTTGGGGGGGCTGGCGAAGCCGTTCGGCAACTCAGTCGAGCGGGCGCCTCGCTGGATCAGTGGCTGAGCGAAAAGACGGGGGGGATGATCGGCACGTCGCTCGATGAATACAAGACGTTGCTGAGGGCCGATCCCAAGACGGCGGCCGATGCAAACCTACCCGACGCGGAGTTGTGGAAGCGGATCGAAAAGAGCGGCAATGAGCTGCTGAAAAGCGTCGTGCCGTCGATCGGCAAGCCCGATACCGTGACCGGCGGCCTGATCCACGATGCGGCTCAGTTCCTGACCGGCATGGCGGTTGGCGGCAAGTTGCTAGAGGGCATGACTATCCCTATCCAGGGCTTCGGCAAGGCTGTTGCCACTGGTGCTTTCTCCGACTTTGCGGCGCGCGACCCGGATGCGGCCAAGCTCGCCGACCTGATCGAGAAGCACCCGGCGCTGAAAAATCCAGTGACTGGTTTCCTCCAGGCGAAGGAAGACGACCCCGAAGTAATGAAGCGCCTCAAGGCCGCCCTGGAGGGGGCGGGGATGGGTGTCGTGACGGAGGGCTTCATCCGTGGCCTTCGTGTCCTCAAGGCCCGCAACAAGGCCGGGCAGGCCGCTGGAAACGATGCCTCGCTGTTGACCAAGATGGAGGAGGACGCGGCGGCCAAGTTCGGTCGCATGTCGGATGAGGCCATGGCGTTGATTGGCGATCCGACCGCCCCGCTCGTGTCGGCCAGAACGCCGGGGCAGAAGGCATCCGTCGCGGCCAAGCGGATCGATGCCGCCGGCCGCGACTTCGATGGCGCACCGCTCCAGTCCCCGACAACGATCAAAGCCTATCACGGCAGTCCGTCCGAATTCACGTCATTCGATGCGGCCAAGATCGGCAGTGGAGAGGGTGGAAAGCTCACCGAGGGCACCGGGCATTATTTCACCTCCAACCCACTGCTGGCGCACGAGTACAAGGATTTCGCCAAGGGGCCGAAGCAGAACATCCCGAACGGCAAGGAAGGCGGACCGGGCCACCTCTATGAGGTTGAGCTGCACGTCAAGCCAGAGGAGCTGATGACGTGGCCGCGCATTGCCTTGGCGAAGCAGCCGCCAGAGGTGCAGGCGCTCGCCAAGGAATGGAAACTGACGGCCGCCGAGTCCGCATCCGGCCGTGAAATCTATGCCGCGATCAAGGCCAAGATCATGGCCAAGGATGCGACGCTCACCGAGGCGGCGGCGGAGAAGGAGACGGCCCGCATCGTAGGCGAGAAGGTTCCCGGATCGAAGTATCAAGAGCCGGACTTGCATGGCGGCCTGCATACCAACTTCGTTCTGTTTCCCGGCAACGAAAGTCGCGCAAAGGTGGTCCGGCGCAACGGGCAAGCCGTGCCAGACCCGAATGATACGCGATCCGCCGATGAGATCATGGCGGCGCTGGAAGCCAAGCTTGAAGCGAACACGTCGAATATCTCGACGCAGGAACTTGCGAACGGTTTGGTCAAGACCGTCGATGCTGGCGGCAATGACATCTATGTCAACTTCGCCCGGATCGACAGCCCGGAGGCGGTGAAAAAGACCATTGGATTGATGGCGGATGCCGGCCAAGCGCGGATCGACGCCAAGCGCGGCGGAGCAAAGCAGACCTTCCGGGAAATGGAGGGTCTGGCCGACGACCTTGGAATGGACGTGACTGACCTCCTGTCCCGTCGTTCCGGGGCGCCGATGAGCGCGGCTGAGGCGCTGGCGGCTCGCAGTCTTCTCGTGGCGTCAGGCTCTCGCCTCACTGAGTTGGCGCGGAACATCGCTGGCGGCACAGCTAGGCCGGCGGAGGAGTTCGCCTTTCGCCGACAGATGGCTTTGCATGCGGCCATTCAGGCCGAAGTGATTGCGGCCCGCACAGAGACCGCCCGAGCGCTGGCGTCTTGGAACATTCCCCGAGGCGGAAGCCTGGAGGCGTCGAAGTCTATCCACGAGACATTGGAGGCCATGGGCGGGAGCGCCACGACGCACCAGCTTGCGTTGCGGCTGTCGCAGTTGAGCGCTCAGGGTCTTAACAGCCCGGCGAAGTTCAACGACTTCGTGCGCAAGAGCGCGACAGCGGCAACGATCGATGCTGCCATGGAGGCGTGGAAATCCGCACTCCTCTCGGGACCGACAACCCACCTATCCAACATGTTCTCCAACACTTTGACCATGGGTGTGATGACCGGCGAGCGCCGCGTCGCTGCGATGATTTCCGACTTCCGTGGAACGGTCGACGGCGTGGCCGCTGGTGAGGCCGACGCCATGGTGCATGGCTTGGTCGAGTCGTCCAAGGACGCCTTTCGGATGGCGTGGGCTGCCTTGAAGACCGGAGATAGCGAGTTCGGCCGGGCCTCCGGTAAGGCCGACATGATGCAGACGCGGGCGATCTCCCGCGAGGCGTTGGGGCTGCCCGACAACGTATGGGGCAACGCGGTCGACTATCTCGGGAAGGGCTTCAATGTCCCCTTTCGCTTGCTCACGGCTGAGGACGAGTTCTTCAAGACGATGACCTTCCGCATGGAACTTCACGCCCAGGCGCAGCGCGTCGCCGTATCGGAGGGTCTGACTGGCGAGGCGGCCTTCCGCCGCATGCGCGAGGTGATCGACAATCCACCCGAGGTGGTGAAACTGGCGGCCCAAGACTTTGCGTTGGCCGCGACCTACAATCGCGAGCTGACTGGAGCCTTGCAGAAGATCGGACAGGCGCGGGGCGATGATGGTGCTATGGGCCGCGCACTGCAATTCGTGCTGCCCTTCTTCCGCACACCCGTGAACGTCTTCACCGCATCAATGGAGCGCTCGCCCCTCGCCCCTCTGACGGCGCAGTTTCGTGCCGACGTGCAGGCAGGCGGAGCGCGGCAGGACTTGGCCCTAGCCAGGATGGCGACTGGAACGACAATTATGGCGATTGCAGCCGACCTTGCCGACCGAGGAATGATTACGGGCAGCATCGGCCACTATCCCCAGGAGCGCGAGGCGCGCGAACGCCAAGGCATCCCTCAGTATTCCATCAAGATCGGCAACAAGTGGGTGAGTTACAACAAGCTCGACCCCATCGCCATGCCGATGGCCGTGGCAGCAAACATGGCAGAGCTGGCCCGTCGTTTCGAGATCGAGCCGGACAAGGTGGATAGCGTCAAGGAGATCGTGGGGGCTGGCGTGGCTGCCACGGCTAAGGCTGCCCTAGACCGTTCGTTCATGCAGGGCACCGCCGGCATTCTCTCCGCTATTGAGAATCCCGAGGAGAAAATGGATGCCTACTTGAAGTCGCAGATTGCCGGCTTCTTTACGCCTGCCATTTCCAACACGGTTGCCCAGCTCTCGGACCCGACGAAGCGCGAGACGTTCGATGCGCTCGATGCTATCGAGGCGCGTATTGCTGGCCTGTCACGCACGCTCATTCCACGGATGGACCTGTGGGGGCGAGAGGTTCGCATCGCGGAGAGCGGCGCCGGTCGGGTGTTCGATGTCATTTCGCCGATCAAGGTCCAGAGCGACAAGCCCAACCCCATCGACGCCGAGCTGATCCGGCTCAACTTCTTCCCCAAGCGGATCGACAAGAAGGGCCATTGGGACGGGGCGCCGGTCGAGTTCTCGAAGTATCCCGAGGTTTATGCCGCATATGCGAAGCTGGCCGGAAACGATCTTAAAGAGCCGCAGTACGACGGCAAAGGCATGATGGACTTCCTCAATTCGGTGGTCGAGGGCAAGTCGTCCTACAACGACTATTGGAAAATCCTCACAGACGGTGCCGAGGGTGGAAAAGCCCAGTTCATCCAGAAGGTCGTGCAGGACTATCGTAAGGCCGCGCGGCGAGAGATTGAAGGTGATCCGCGCTTCACTAAGTTCCGCCAATATCTGGTCAAGCAGGGCGGCGACGAGGCGGCGAAGAAGGCCAAGACGCAAGAGGAGCGCGACATCGCGCCCTCCATTCCCCGCCTTCAATAATCCGATAGGGCACAGAATGCGCCATCCCGCCAACCCATCCTATAGTGCCGCACCATGACGGTTTCGAGCACCACCTCCAGGGTCGTCTACAGCGGCAACGGCGCTACGACCGTCTGGCCGTTTAACTTCAAGGTCGCGACCGCCGCCGACCTCGTGGTGATCTACACCGACACGACGGGCACCGATTTCACCCTCTCGACCTCGCAATATACCGCGACGGGCTTCAACCTGGATGCCGGCGGAAACGTCACCTATCCCACGGTCGTATCCGGCGCCTCGCCCATCGCCACGGGGACGAAGCTCACCATCTATCGCAGCGTCGCGCTGACGCAGCCGGCTTCGATCTCCAATCAGGGGGCGATGTGGCCCCAGGTGATCGAGGCCGCGCTCGACCGCCTCACCTACATGGCGCAGGCGGTATCCGATGCCGTCTCCCGCGCCTTGGTCATCAGCCCGACCGACAGCACGGCAATCAACAATCTACCGAACGCCACCGAACGGGCAAATTCATTCCTCGCCTTCGATGCCACGGGACAGCCGATAGCGGCCACGAGCATCTCGATTACGGCTGTCACCACCTGGCTCGCGACGAATTTCCTTCTCGTAGGCACGTCTGCCGCGACCGCTCTAGCGGCCCTTGGCGGCCTCGCGTCGAGCCTGTTCACGACCCGAGGGGATATTCTGGTGCGTGGTGCCAGCGTGGCGCAACGGCTCGCCGTGGGCACGAACGGCCAAGTTCTCACCAGCAACGGCACGGACCCGGCATGGGCTACGCCCGCAACCGTCACGGTCCCGTTCCCCGGTGCCCGACAAACGGTGCCAAGCGGCCCGGTCGATACCGCCGGCCTGCCGACATTCTTTGCTGCCACCTTCACCGGCCTTACGATCACGGCGCAGAACATCAGCGCGAGCTATCCGCTTGTCGCTACCGCCGCTAACGGGTGGAGCGCGACCACTGGATTGCCGGTCGATACCGTAGGCTACAGCAGCACCAACCCCGTATGGCCGGCGGCCACGATCAACCGCGCGGCGACGGCTCCCAACTTCGCCTATCTGACGATTGCCGCCGGTGTCCTCACGCCGTTCTACACGTTGCTGGCTCCGATCTATCAATGGGGCGGAACGCCCGCGACGACAAGCGGGCAGTTCACGTTCAACATATCGGAGATGCGCGGCTACCTTGGGAACGGCTCGACCGCTCCACAGACAAATGCCGTCTTCGTCGGCGAGGTGGCGACCAACGGGACGGACATCATCTCGACTGTCTGCTACGCCTACAACGGTGGATACGAGAAGGCATTCACCGCGACGCTCCCGGCTGCGGCCACCGCTGTCTCGTTCAATCACAACATCGGCGTGCCGCCTTGCGTGTTCGATTTCCGCATCCGCTGCAACGCGACGGAAGCGGGTTATGCCGCTGGAGACATTCTAAGCTTTCGCGATATCAACGGCGACAACAGCGCGCAGTTCATGCAGCAGGCTCTTGAAGTCACGTCCAAGGCCATGAGCTTCATTGCCAACTCTCCCAACCCCTATTGGGTAATCAACAAGGGCACGGCTGCCAGAACGGCGCTGACGCTGGCGAAGTGGGACTATGCGCCTGTGGCACGTCGTGGTTGGGGAGGAGCCTAGCCATGTGGATTGGACAGGCCGGGAACATCTACATCGGCGATTGCCGCGATGGCGACCGTAAGGCGACGGACGATGAAATCGCTGCATGGAAGGTAAAGACCGCGCCGGACTATCGCGCGCTTCGGCAATATCCGCCCATTTGCGAGTTCGACAAGATCGCGGACTGGATGGCCGCCTGTGACGCAGTGAACGCCAAGTATCCAAAGGCTTGAGGATCTATCATGGAATACCCGGTTGCAGGAAGTCCACCGAACGTCGTCGATGGTGTAGCCCTTGGCTACCTCGACACCAGCGGCAACTTCGTCCCAATCACCGCCGCCGTCCCGATGCCCGTCGCCGGCCTTCCGACCAGCCTTGGCCAAAAGACCATGGCCCTGTCTCTCGGTGTCGCCATCGCCAGCGATCAGAGCGCGGTGCCGGTCTCAATTCTGGACATCAGCAATGCCGAATACGAGACCGTGGCGGCAGGCCAGACGGCCCAGGTGTTGGGTGGCACGGGTGCGACCGGAGACTATCTTGGCGGCCTGCTGGTCACGCCAGCAAGCACGTCTCCGGGAGTCGTCACGATCCTCGACAATGCCACATCCATCAACGTCTTTGCCGGTGGTGCGTCGAGTCTGTCCAACCTCGTGCCGTTTTTCATTCCCATCGGGGCCAAGAGCGTGAGCGGCGCGTGGAAGGTGACGACGGGATCGAACGTCTCTGTCGTGGCTGTCGGTAACTTCTCCGCATAATGTACCCTATCGGACCCTACCGATACGGCAACCCTGCGGCGATGGGGGGCGTGGTCTACGACCCTATTGTGACCGCATGGAGCGCCGCCGTGGTCTCTGCCGGTGGCGCCCCGTCAGCCGCGCGCCTCGCCATCTGGTCGACCATGTGGGCAGGCATCCGGGCCGATGGCGACTTGTCGAGCTTCGATAGCCTGTGGGGATTCTGTGGCGAAGATACGCAATCGGCGCTGATCGACTTCATCGGACTGCGCACGGCGACGGCGGTGAACTCGCCAACCTTCACGGCGAACCAAGGATACGCCGGCAACGGCACCACGAGCTACATCAACTCGACGTGGAACCCTGTTACGCACGGGGTGGCCTATACGCAGAACTCTGCAGGTATCATCCTGTACGACAGGACCGCGCGGACGGACTCTGCA